GTAGTCCGTTAACTCTGTTTGATTCTTCGCATCGCTACGCTGACAACAACCTCTGGATCAATAGCATCACTGGCACTGCTGCCGCTACGTTCAGTGCAAATGAAGGGTTGGTCAATCTAACCGTTGGAAGTGCTAACAACGACCAAATCATTCGAGAAACTATAAAGGTTTTTGCATATCAACCGGGCAAGAGCTTGTTAGTGATGAACACGTTTGTGTTCGGTGCAGCTAAGGCAAATCTACGTCAGCGTTGTGGTTATTTTGGTGTTGACAATGGAATGTATTTTGAGCGAGACGGACTCGACATATATCTTGTTGAACGTAGCAGTGTTAGCGGTTCTCCAGTAAATACACGTGTAGCACAAGCAAATTGGAATCAGGATAAGCTAGATGGTACAGGCCCATCAGGCATTACGTTAGATGTTTCTAAAGCTCAAATCTTGTACATGGATGTTGAGTGGCTGGGATTGGGTACGGTGCGAATGGGCTTTGTCATTGATGGTGTGTTTGTTCCAGCACACAGCTTCCATCATGCCAACCTTGTCACTACAACGTACATCACCACTGCATCTCTGCCTCTACGGTATGAGATGACAAACACAGCCGCCACTGCCAGTGCAAGTACGCTCAAGCAGGTGTGCTCGACGGTGATCTCCGAAGGTGGCTACGAGTTGCGTGGCGCACAGTTGTCTGCCGGGAATGTCATCACAAGCCCAACGACGCTAACCACTGCTGGTACGTTTTACCCGGTGGTTTCAATTCGTTTGAAGTCTACCCGACTTGATGCGATTGTTATTCTGACGGCAATTTCTATTCTGGGTATAAGCAACAACGCCAACTACAAGTGGGAAGTTGTGGCGTCTGGCACCACAACGGGCGGCACGTGGGTTAGCGCGGGAACCAACTCTGGAGTTGAGTACAACATAACTGGCACTGCGTTCTCAAGCACTAATGGACGTATTTTGGCTACGGGCTTTTTCCAAGGCTCCAACCAAGGCTCCAACAGCGTTGACATCTTGAAGGAAGCGTTGTTTGCTTCTCAGCTAGAGCGCAATTCGTTTACCGCCACCCCATACGAACTGACACTTGCTTGCTCGGCTGCAGCCAACGGGAATCAGGTGCTGGGTTCTTTGGACTGGGAAGAGATAAGTCGATGAGCAATAAAAAGCGAACAGTGGCACAGACGCTGACAACAAGTAGTCAAGATGTTTATGTTGTCCCTGCAGCGTTCAAGGCTGCCGTCAGCAGCATCTTTGTTTCCAATGGAAGCGACAGCACTGTTAACGTAACGCTACAATGGTATCGTGCTAGCGATATGGTGTCGTTTGACATCATGGATGCTGTGCAAATGAAATCACGTAGTATCTTGCAGATTACAGCGCCTCTGTTTCTAGAAAGCAATGACAAGATTGTTGGCTTTGCTAGTGTTGGTAGCAGCGCCATCACTGTATCTGTACGCACAGAAGAAAACTTCAACAACAACATCTAATCATGAAACAACAACTCAACGAACAGCAAAAGAAATTCATTGACGCATTGCTTGGCGATGCCAATGGTAGTCCCGTTCGCGCTAAAGAGCTTGCAGGCTATAGCAAAACCTATCCTACGAAGGAATTGATGTTTACTCTGAAAGAGCACATCATCGAAGCAACGCAGCTATACATTGCCATGCATGCTCCTAAAGCGGCTATGGCTGTCATCAGTGGCATCGATGATCCTACAGAGCTTGGCATCAAGGAAAAGCTGTCTGCTGCCAAAGACCTTCTTGACAGGTCTGGTGTTGTTAAGACGGAGAAGCTGGAAGTGCAAACAAGTGGTGGCATTATGATATTGCCCCCGAAGGACTCCTCTGAGTAATAATGACTAGAGAACTGGGACATTGGCTTCTTCCTCAACCTGTAGAGCGCACTGAATACGTCAAAATACCACGGCTTAGAAAAGGAATGCTCATCCCCTTTGGATATAGGGTTGAGGAGTCTGATCCAAATTGGTATGTCCCAATACCAAAAGAGCTTGATGCTCTAAAGATTGCTGAGCAATATTGCAAACGATATACGTTTCAGCAAGTTGCAAACTGGCTTACAAAACAAACAGAACGTTCAATATCTGGCGATGGGCTAAGGAAACGGCTTAGAGATGAAAGACGGCGAAAGCATAAACACAATTTCTATGTTGCCCTTGCCAGCAGATACAAAGACGCGCTCGAAAAGGCAAAAGCCTTCGAAACCACCCTTGGTAAAAAAGACAAAACAGCCTTCTTCGACCAAGAGCCCTATATCAGTCTCTACGAGCGACACCCAATCCCTGAGCGCATTGAGTGAAGTAGAGCTTCAGAACATCATCTTCAAGCCCAATGCAGGGCCTCAGACAGCCTTTCTAGCGTCTTCTGAGCGTGAGGTGCTGTATGGGGGTGCTGCAGGCGGTGGCAAGAGCTATGCGATGCTTGCAGACCCTCTGCGCTACATCACTCATCCACAGTTTTCTGGTTTGCTTCTGCGTCACACTACAGAAGAACTACGAGAACTGGTGTGGAAGTCTCAAGAACTCTATCCCAAAATCATTCCCGGCATCAAATGGAGTGAGCGTAAGTTTCAATGGGAAGTGCCGGGTGGTGGCAGGCTGTGGATGTCCTATCTTGATAGAGACGAAGATGTGTTGCGCTATCAGGGTTTGTCGTTTAGCTGGATTGGTTTTGACGAGTTGACGCAATGGTCAACACCATTTGCATGGAACTACATGCGTTCTCGTCTTCGTACAGCAGCGTCAGACCTGCCGGTGTACATGAGAGCATCAACAAACCCCGGCAATAGAGGTCATGCATGGGTTAAGAAGATGTTCATTGACCCTTCACCACCCAATGAAGCCTTCTGGGCTACTGACATTGACACTGGCGATGTCATGACATATCCAGAAGGGCATAGCAGGGCGGGTCAACCGTTGTTTAAGCGACGATTTATTCCTGCAAAGCTCTCTGACAACCCATATTTGACCAAATCTGGTGACTATGAGACAATGTTGTTGTCTTTGCCAGAGCATCAACGACGTCAACTATTGGAAGGAGATTGGGATGTTGCGGAAGGTGCTGCATTTCCTGAGTTCAAACGATCAATTCATGTGGTTGAGCCTTATGCTATCCCTTCCGATTGGACTCGTTTTCGTGCTTGCGACTATGGGTATGGTAGTTTTACTGCTGTGCTATGGATTGCTGTTGCTCCTGATGAGTCTTTGGTGGTGTATCGTGAACTATATGTTACAAAAGTGCTTGCCGAAGACTTGGCAGAGCAAGTATTGACGCTTGAGGCTGGTGAACGCATCAGATATGGTGTGTTGGATAGCTCTTGTTGGCATAAACGTGGAGACACAGGCCCCTCTATTGCTGAACGGATGATTGTTAGAGGCTGTAAATGGCGACCCTCTGACAGAAGCGCTGGTAGTCGTGTTGCTGGTAAGAACGAAATACATCGTAGGCTTCAAATTGATCAGCATACTAACAATCCACGCATGACAATCTTCCAAAACTGCACACAACTCGTTGCAGACTTGCCAACATTGCCAATAGATAAGGCAAATTCCGAAGACATTGACACCAAAGTGAAGAATGATCACACGTATGATGCTCTTCGGTATGGAGTGATGAGTCGGCCACGTAGTGCCAGCATCTTTGATTTTGATCCAAATAAACAATCGCGTGGTATAACCCCGGCCTGTCAAGTTTTTGGGTATTAATTAGGAAAAAATATGGCTATTCGTAACGATAAACCCTTTATGGATGACAAATCCGTAGCTTTGCCAGATGATAGTGGTGAAAACACTTTCTCTGGTGGCTCTCTTGTCAACTTTGTCAAAGAACGATATAGCCGTTCTAAGCAATCTCGTCGATATGACGAAGAACGCTGGCTTCGTGCCTATCGCAACTATCGCGGCATCTACGGCGCTGACATGAAGTTTACCGATGCTGAGAAGTCTCGCGTATTCATCAAGGTGACGAAGACAAAGGTGTTGGCTGCGTATGGGCAAATCGTAGATGTTTTGTTTTCTGGCAACAAGTTTCCTCTTTCTGTTGATGCCACACCGCAGCCCATCGGCATTGCAGAGCATGTCCACATCGACATGGCAGAAGAGCAAAAGAAGGCTGCTGGACAGCCTGCAGCGCCTTCTATTGACATCAGCAAGCCTCTGCCTCCCGGTACAAAGATTGGAGACTTGCTTGGTTCGATGAAGAATGCCTTCAAAGGACTCAATGTCAAAGAAGGCGTTGGCAAATCTCCAACACAACTTACGTTTTCTCCTGCACAAGTTGCCGCGAGGAAGATGGATAAGAAAATTCGCGATCAACTAGACGAAAGCGGCGCTGCCACTCATCTTCGCTCTACAGCTTTTGAATGTGCGTTGTTTGGCACAGGCATTATGAAAGGCCCATTCGCTGTAGATAAGGAATATCCGCGTTGGGAAGGTGGTAAATATAAGCCTATTATGAAGACGATGCCGAAGTCGTCACATGTTAGCGTTTGGAATAGCTATATTGATCCTGATGCTAGCAACATTGCAGAATCGTCTTATTTCATTGAGCGACATAAGCTTAGTAAGACACAGATGCTTGAACTAAAGCGTCGTCCTATGTTCCGCAGCAGCGTTATTGACGCTCTTGTTATTGATGGACCCAATTACATCAAAGAATATTGGGAAGACGACCTAAGCGACTATCAACCCAACATGGGTGTTGAGCGTTGGGAAGTGTTGGAATATTGGGGTGCTGTTGATGTTGAGTTGCTACGTGACAACGACATTGACATTCCAGAAGAGTTTGGGGACAGCGTTGAATTGCAGGCAAACATCTGGTTCAGCGGTGGCAAAGTCATACGTCTTGTCCTCAATCCTTTTAAGCCTGCTCGTATTCCCTACTACGTGGTGCCATATGAGCTAAATCCGTACTCAATGTACGGTGTTGGCGTGTCTGAGAACATGGACGATACACAGACGCTGATGAATGGGTTTATGCGTCTTGCTGTAGACAATGCTGTTCTCTCTGGCAATCTCGTTTTTGAAGTTGATGAAACAAACCTTGTGCCGGGTCAAGACCTCACTGTCTATCCCGGCAAAGTGTTTCGTCGTCAAGGTGGCGCACCCGGTCAAGCTTTGTTTGGAACATCGTTTCCTAACGTAGCTCAAACCAATCTTCAGCTATTTGACAAGGCGCGAGTGCTTGCCGATGAGTCTACTGGCATGCCTTCGTTTGCTCACGGACAAACAGGCGTAAGCGGTGTTGGTCGCACATCATCTGGCATTTCCATGCTGATGAATGCTGCCTCCATCAACATCAAAACTGTCATCAAGAACATGGACGACTATTTGCTTCGTCCTATTGGTGAAGCTTTCTTTAGCTTCAACATGCAGTTTGATCCTGATCCTGAGATTGTTGGTGATCTTGAAGTTAACGCACGCGGCACTGAATCGTTGATGGCTAACGAAGTTCGTAGTCAGCGTCTGCTTCAATTCTTGCAGGTTGTACAAAATCCTGTGCTGGCTCCTTTTGCTAAGTTGCCCTACATTGTCCGAGAGATTGCTAAGTCGATGGACCTTGATCCAGAGCTTGTATCTAACGACATGGAAGAGGCAGCTAAGCAGGCCCTGCTGTTGCAGAAGATGCAGCCCCCTGCAGCGCCTGCAGCGCCCGGTGGTGCTCCTCCTGCGCCGGGAGAACAACCAATGCCAGTGTCTGATACGAGCGGTGGTGGTGGTGGCAACATCGGTGTTGGCACCGCTCCGACTCCGGGTGAACAAGGCTTTAGCGCTGCTCCTCAACAGCCTCCGATGCAATGATAGAGAAACAATATCTTGCCAAACTTGGCACTCTGACGCAATATCACCAATGGGAAGCGTTCATGGAAATGCTAAATGCTTATATGGACAATCATCAGCGAAAGCTTGAGCAAGCATCAGAAGTGACAGAGCTATACCGAGCACAAGGTGCCATTATGGCGCTTAAGTCGCTCACAAAACTGAAGGACGAAATCAATGGGCTTCGGGAAAAAGCGCAGTAGTAAAGTTGGCGTTGGAGCCATCACTACAAACAAAAAGAAGTTGTTTGCCGAAGGCGGCATGATGGACGATGGTAAGTCTGTCGATCCCGTCAGCGGCAATGATGTGCCTACTGGTTCTCTTGCTGAAGAAGTGAGGGATGACGTTGACGCTAAGTTGTCACCGGGTGAGTTTGTCTTCCCTGCCGATGTTGTTCGTTTCATTGGTCTTGAGCGACTGATGAAGATGCGAGACGACGCTAAGCGTGGTCTTGCTCGTATGAATGACATTGGTCAAATGGGAAATGCTGAAGCCGTTGGTGAAGCCTCTGATGACTCGTTTGAAGAAGATGATGACTTCGAAAACGAAATTGACGGCATTATGAAGGAAGTCGATCAAGAAGAAACAGGTCGTCAGACGGAGATGGCATTCAATACTGGTGGCTTTGTCAACGCTAGCTATTACGACATTGAGAAAGCACCAAAGAATCCTGCATTGGATATTCGCTTCTTCAAAGATAGCGCTGGCAAAGACTTCTATATGCCGTTCATCAATGGCAAGCCAATGAAGCCTATGCCGAATGGTGCCACTCAGACGGGAGCGCCTGCGCCGAAGACACCCACTACGGGTGGGGGTGGTGGAGACGCTGCAGGCGCAGGTGGTGGCGCTGGTGCAGGTGCTGGTGGAGGCATTGTTG